GATAGCGCGGTTGCTCGACCTCTCGGAACGGCGGGTCCAGCAGCTGAGCCGCGAGGGTGTGATCCCGAAGGCCGAACGTGGCCAGTACGATCTGATTGGGGCAGTGCGCGGCTATGTTCGCTATCTGCGCGATCAGGCCGCCAAGGCACAGGCCGGTGCGCCGGACTATGCCGCTGAGCGGGCCCGCTTCATCCGGGCGCGGGCCGACCTCGCCGAGATGGAGGCCGAAGAAAAACGCCGCTCGCTGATTGCGGCCGAACAAATCGAGGCGGCGTGGATTGCGGTCCTTGCGCTGCTTAGAACTCGCCTGCTGGCGCTGCCGGACCGGCTGGCACCACAAGCCTTTGAACAATCAACCGTCGGAGACACCCGGAACCTGATCCGCGCCGCTATTCGCGAGGTGCTCGATGATCTCGCGCAGCCAGACATTGAACTTGAAGCCGACATTGACCTTGAAGGGGTCACCGATCCTGAAGCGGACGGTCGCGAAGGCACTAGCGGTGCTGAAGCCGCCGCCCGACCTGACGATCAGCGACTGGGCGGACCAGAATAGGCGATTGAGCTCTGAAGCCAGCGCCGAGCCAGGCCAGTGGCGCACGAGCCGCGCCGAATACCAGCGCGGGATCATGGAGGCGGTCTCGGATGCCGCCACCGAAACGGTGGTCATCATGTCTAGTTCACAGGTGGGCAAGGCGCTGGCCCTCGATACGCCGCTCGCCACGCCGACCGGCTGGACCACGATGGGCGATGTGCAAGTCGGCGACATTCTTTTTGATGAAACTGGCGCGCCGTGCCGCGTCACGGGCGCCACCGATGTGATGCTCAATCGGCGCTGCTACCGGGTGCGGTTCTCGGACGGGAGTTCGATCATCGCCGATGCCGATCACCTCTGGGCGGTTGACAGCGACACACCAGTGCGTGCGCGGGACGCTATGAGGGACCTGTTCCATGACGATCAATCGGGCGGTCCTGACGACGAAGGAGATTGCTGAGACAGCCCACTACTTTGGTGCGAAGAAAAGGAACCGATACGCCATCCCGGTGGCTGGGCCGCTTCAACTGCCCGAACAGGCATTGCCGATCCCGCCCCACGCCTTGGGCGTCTGGCTGGGGGATGCCGAATGGCTGAAACAGCTGACGGCCGAGCAGCTGGTCACGGTCAAGAACAAGCGCGGGTTCGCAAAGCTCGAATGGCAAAAGCTGCGGGAACGCAACGAGGCCCTAGACTGTCGGGTCTATGCCCGTGCGGCTGCTTGGATCCTCGGGGCAGACCGCTGGTCAGACGCCCGGTGGGAGGATTTGGAGCGGCAGCTGCTGATCGAAACAACAACCGGCGCCCCAAAGCTGATAGCGAAATCTTCGCCGCAGCCAATGGCGCGGCGTCGAACGGTTCGGTCCAGCTATATGGGGTGATCTTCAGTTTGCGAGCGTGCGCTGAACAATACTTGGGTCCTTATCGATCAGCGCAAGTAAGACACGTGCCGGGCCCTCCGGGGAACGCCGGTGCTGTTCCCAGTTCAGCAGCGTCGACTTCTTCACGCCAATGCTTCTGGCAAATTCGGCCTGCGATAGGCCCGTGCGGGCGCGAATGGCCTGGACGTCCGCGTCCGGGATCTCAATCTCGTGGATGGGGACCAAGGTCTCACCGCGCGCATGGGCGATGGCTTCCTTGAGGCCTTGTTCGATGCTTTTGAATGCGTCGCTCATTTTGCGCTCCTGTAGTTGTCGGCAAGCAGTTTGCCGAGGGATTTGATCGTTTCCGTCTCAGTTTTGGTTAGGTTGGCTTTCTCGTTTTTCGCGAAGACAGTGATCAGGAAGATGGGGATGTCATCCTCGCCGCAGTAAAAATGAATGACCCGATATCCACCACTTTTGCCGCCGCCTTCGCGGGCGAAGCGTAGTTTTCGAACGCCGCCGCCAATCGACACCCCGGCTGTCGGATTGCGGGCGATGAAATCGATCAAGGCCATACGCTCCTCATCGCTCATGATCGCGCGGGCGCGGCGCTGGAACTCTGGGGTCTCGGCGACGGTAATGATGGCCATGGCTTCATATGTGCGCCATTGGCGCATATGTCAATGACGCAGTAGGAGGCCGCATGGTCACAAACACCGACCTCCGCGCCCGCCGCGAGGCGCTCACAGCACAACGTGCCTCCGGCGTTGCCCGGGTCAGCTACGACGGAAAGACTGTCGACTATCGTTCCGTTGCTGAGATCGATCGGGCCATCGAAGCCCTGGATCGTGAAATCGCCACAGCCGAGGGCCGCCGCATGGTTCGGCATGTCCGCGTAACAACGGCCAAAGGCCTCTGACCCAATGGCAGTTTTCGATCTGTTCCGCCGCCGCCCCAAGCCGGGCGGCTCTGAGGCTATGCGCGCACGGCTCGAGGGGGCGATGGCCAAACGCCGACTGCGCGGCTGGAACCCGCCTCTCGAGAACATCAATGCGCTGGTCGCCTCTGGCGGCCCGCGGCTGTTGGCGCGCTCACGGGAACTGGTCGTCACTAATGGCTACGCGGCCAACGCTTGTGAAGCTTTCGCTTCCAACCTCGTCGGCGACGGCATCAAACCGTCCTCGCTGATTGGTGACGCCGAGCTGCGCGATCAGGTCCAGAAGCTCTGGCTCGCCTGGACAGATGAGGCGGATGCCGATGGGCTGACGGATTTCTACGGCCTGCAGGCTATGATCGCGCGCGAGATGTTTGTTGCCGGCGAGTGCTTTGTGCGCGTGCGGCCCCGGCGTGCCGAGGACGGGCTGCTGGTGCCACTGCAACTGCAACTTTTGCAATCCGAGATGCTGCCCTTCGAGAAGACGGAAACGGACCCGAATGGCAACCGCATCCGCTGCGGGATTGAGTTTGATCTGATCGGGCGGCGGGTTGCCTATCATTTCCGCCGCCGCCATCCGGGCGACAGTACCGATCAGCGCGTTGCCGTGCCCGACACGGTGCGCGTGCCGGCCGAGGAGGTGCTGCATATCTACCGCCCCATTGATGCGGGCCAGATCCGCGGCCTCCCGCATGTGGCGCCTGCCATGGTCCGGCTGTTCCTTCTGGACCAATACGACGACGCGGAACTCGACCGGAAGAAGACTGCGGCGATGTTTGCGGGGTTCATCACCAAGACCGCGCCGGAAGACACGATGATGGGCGAGTCCGAAGCCGATCTCGATGGGGCGGCCATCGCCAGCCTGGAGCCGGGCACGATGCAGGTTCTGCTGCCGGGCGAGGATGTGAAGTTCTCGAGCCCGGCCGATGTGGGTGGCGGCTATGAGGCATTTCAGTACCGAACGCTGCTCGCGGTATCGGCCTCGCTGGGGCTGCCGTACCACCTGGTCACCGGGGATGTTCGGCAGGCGAACTATTCGAGCCTTCGGGCCGAACTGGTCGAGTTCCGCCGCCGCATTGGCCAGCTGCAGCACGGGGTCATCGCGCACCAGCTTTGCCGCCCCATCTGGCGGCGCTGGCTGGAAACGGCCGTGCTCTCGGGCGCCTTGGATGCAGATCCTGTCACGGCTCGGCCGGTGCAATGGATCCCGCCCCGGTGGGATTGGGTGGATCCGTTGAAGGACATACAAGCGCAGGTGCTGGCAATGGAGGCGGGGCTCACCTCGCGGCGCAAAGTGGTCGAGGCCACCGGCTACGACATCGAAGAGGTCGACCGCGAGAACGCCGCGGATGCCAAGCGCGCATCTGATCTGGGACTGACCTATCGCGCCAGTCCCGGCGAGACGCAGGGCGCGCGCGCCACACCAACTGGGATCCCTGACCCGAACACCCCCAACGAGGACGGCAGCGGGTCGTCCACGACACCGCAGCAGGAGTAAACTCATGAAATCCTGGTACACGATCCGTGCTCGCGCGTCCGGCACGGAAGTGCTGATCTATGACGAAATCGGCGCCTACGGCGTCACGGCGAAAGGCTTTCTGGCAGAACTGGGCGCGCTGCCTGACGATGCCGCGATCGACCTACGGCTCAACAGCCCTGGCGGTTCGGTCTTCGACGCAGTGGCGATTTACAACGCGCTGAAACGCCATGCGGGTGACATCACCGTCTGGGTCGATGGAATTGCGGCCTCGGCGGCAAGCTACATCGCCATGGCGGGTGACACCATCGTCATGCCTGAAAACGCCTTCCTGATGATCCATGACCCTTCGGGGCTGGTC